CAATAAGGGAATCATAAGCATCAAGCTCAATAACAAGATCAAGAATCTCTGTATACTCTGTTACACTAATATCGTCATATATATTGGGGACAAGAACATCAATACTACAGTAAGATGTGGGTAAAGGTTCAGCATATATCAAAAAAGCATAAGTTGGATAACTCGTCCAGGTAACTCCACTGTATTTCCAACTCTCTGAATTGAAATTAGAGTAATAAAGTCCCCCATCTATGCCTGTCCCATTATAGTAAAGACACAAAAAGTATGTTGTCCCAGTAGAAACAGTATATGGAGTAGTAAAAGCAAAATACTTCCAGTTGTTCCACCCCAAAGTCTGATAAGAGCTAGATGCTCGAAGTGTTCCTAACGACCCTTGTGTAGTATAGTCCCTTAATTCAGCTCTTCCTTGACCGTTAAATATAGTTCCAGTTTTTGCCCACAATCCTAATATAGTCCTATTACTATCTGCCTTAAAATTTGTCCCAAAATAAGCTGATGCAGCAGAAGATATGCGACTTACTGATGTTCCATTTTTATTTCCATATATAGGTTCGCTTTCTACTATAATGGGGGAATCATACACATCCGGAACAAGCACATCTAAATATTCACTAAGATTTTCTGAAATCGAAATTGTATCTACAACCACTCCCAACTCAACCACCAAATCAAGAACAGAGGTTGATTCTGTTATCAAAATCCCATCATAGATACTAGTAAATAGATAATCAAGATACTTATCAAAAAGTATATCAGTAACTAAAGTAATAGCACTTTTACCGTTATACTCTACATACTCAGAGTCATAGCCCTTATCCGGATCATCGTAAGGGATCTCCTTATATTCAGCTATGTCTATATTCAAGACATCGAGATAATTCGAGAAGTTCTCAGATAGAGAAACATCGTCATATATATTGGGAACAAGAGAACTTAAACTAATACCAGAACCACTTAAAGATTCAGTTCCATCAGAGCCATTGTAGAGTCCTATAATCTCGTTGGAAGTCAATACTCTGTTATAAATACACAAATTATCAAGGACTCCGTTGCCAAATTGGGTTAGCTCTCCTCCATACTTAAAAGCCATAGATGTGTATATCCCATTAGTATATGAGAAATCACCAAACCAATCTCCAGTATTACTTCCTACCATAGCAGTTAACGTAACTTCAGTTCCATTTATATATGCTCTCCAAGTAGAACCATCAGATGTAACTACTACAAACAACCACTCGTTAGCATTATAATCAAATCCTGTAGTCACCTGATTTCTTGTTCCAGCTTTCCGAGTCACTATTTGTAAACTGAGTTTTGACGAATTTCCAAAAGTCCTAATTGTATTATAGTTAGTCGTTCCATCATCACCAATTGCCAGTAAGTATCCATAAGCCTCCGCAGCAGTATCCATCTTAATCCAACAAGATATTGAACCGTAAGTATAAGTTTTCCAAGAGGGATCAGCTCCATAAGTTATATAATCAGAAATACCATTATAATCAAAAGCAGAAGCTATTTTACCAGTTGTAGAGATCAATGAAGTATTTCGAGCAGAAGTTCCCATATTAGAGCCAACAGAGTCTATAACAGTAGTAGTATCAGCATTATCATTCATCTTATATTGAGAAATACAAGCCGAACTTACGTCCCATCTATTTTCGTCTATTGAAATAAGATCACACGTATCTCTATTCAAAACATCAAGATAATTCGAAAAATATTCAATAGTAGAAATCGAGTCGTAAATACTCACAAAAAGGTAATCTAAGTAGTTCGACAATGTTTCAGCAATAGCTATGGAGTCATATACAACTCCCAATTCAACTATTAAATCCAGAACAGAAGCAACCTCGGTGATTACAATAGAATCATACAGAATACCCTCGAATAACCCATCTAACGACAAAGTTATAGCATCAAATTGATGGGGAAGAAGGGTATAAGAAGTGCGAGCTTCTAATTCGTAAAACTTACCAGAAGTGGTCGAGAATATAGCCTCATCAACTGAATCTCCATCAAAATCACCTGCAGTAGAAACCTGCCAAGCATATAGGTTAGTCAATTGGTTCCAATTAGTTGGGGTATTATAAGGATCAGTATTCTCATATAGATATCCCGTAGAAGCAAAATAGCAGTAAGCATAAAATCCAGTCCCAAAATTAGCTCCAAATATACTCGTAGCAGAACTCGACGAAGATAATTGTTTCCAAGTGCCTGGCCAACAAAACATATACAAACCAACAGAGAAGTTGACAAAAATGTTCTCTTTACCATCGCCCGTAAACGAACCGTTGGCTTTGAATAATTTTAATGGGTTAGTCGAGGATCTAGAAGCCCAACCGCCAGTATAATCCCAAGTGTATATCTTGCTTGAAGCATAAGGAAAAGTAACCATAAACTCATCTTGTCCATCTCCGTCTAAATCTGCTGATATAGCTTGCTCACTAGCAGACCCCGATAGGTTTGACCAAGATGACCCTGAATTATATGTAATATATACCCCTACCGATAGGGATGCAATCAAAATAGCACTATTAGACCCATTTACATTATTCCCTATAGCTATACCATCTGCGACAGTATTGCTTATATCAGTCCAACCTGATTCACTATCGTATTTTCTTGTCTTCCCAGACGTTGAATCAGAAGCTACAATCTCGTCTCTTCCATCATCATCACAATCCCCTACATCCATGGTTGTTACTGCGTAAGCCCCTATCTGCTTGACTACTCCATATTTATGGTATTGAATACCCCTACTATCTTTAAACCCATAAACCAGACCTTTAGTATTATCTCCCTCTAAATCAGCCATAAACAAGAAGTCTGGGTAAGTATTCCAAGTAGTATCTAAAGTGGTAACAGAGTCATACGTATTGTAGTTGAGAACATCTAAACACGGTCTAATTCCATTTAGAGATTCTGTGCCGTTGCTCCCGTTATATAAAGCCGACCTCTCGTCTTGGGTTATTGGTCTTGAAGCTACTACCAGACAATCTACCTTGCCTTGTAGGAAGTCATAATACTTATCCGTAGAATTATAGAGAGTTGCGCCAAAATTACATTCTGGTGATGTTACAGATATATCCCCAAACCAATCACCTGTATTAGACCCAGAAAGAACCTGTAAAGACATCTCTATGGTATCAATATATATCTTCCAAGCCGAGCCGTTTGAAGTTATTACTATATGATGCCAAGTATTACCGGAAATAGTTGAAGTTGTAGAGACAGTATTATTGGTCCCACCTATCACAGAAGTTATCTTTATAACATAATTACTCCCTGATTTCTGGGCATAAGGTTCAAAATAATTAGTTCCATTACCGCCTATTGTAAGAAAAGCATGATAAATCCCTGTTATTACCCCAGGATTCCACCAAAAAGCAATGGAACCTTGAGTATTAGTTATCCAAGGAGGCGTAGAGCCAAATGATATCCTGTCAGAAGAAGCATTAAAAGATATAGCTTGATTTATCTTTCCAGTTGTTGTCAGGGAACTCGTATTTTGTTGTGCAGTGCCGTTTCGAAGACCAAGGGTATCCTCTATTGTAGTATTAGCAGCATTATCATTCATTTTATAATGTCCAACACAACAATTGTAGATAGACCAATCACCCTCCACAATTGAAACATCGTCATAGACAGTGGATACATCTTGATCGTAATGAAGATAAGACACCACTGTATCATCAGTATTGCTGATTACTGTCTTACCATCATTAGCTATGACTATGTGAGGAGTCGCCATCTATTATTCCTATGCTAAATTCGTGTGCTCATACCACAGCAATTGCACTTTAGTTTTAGCGTTATCTGAATCAGGAGTAAACTTCAAGAAGTAGTCCTCGTTCTGCTTGAGGATAATTTCAAGGTCTGACCTTGATTCTCCTCCTACCCTTGTAGACACGTTAGTCCCCATGCCAGTCCTCCAGACCTTGATTTGCGTCCCGTCTGCCGTAGATGTAGGGTCATAAGCCACTACAAGACCTGCGGTATTCGCTGAGTTCCTGTCGCTATTGAATGTAGTTGCCGTTGTCCCTGCGGCATCTACAATAGGGTCTTCAAACAATTGCCAAGTCCCGATACCCTCTGAATAAAGCACAAATTCTATATGTATCCATTTGGAAGTATCAGGGGTAGTAAGACGATAATACTTGGGGGAGGCTGTATCCACATCGTTGTCATAGTCGTAGTAGAAGTAATGGTTGCCGGCGTGTATCTCGTGATGCTCGTATTCAATAGTCTGGATAGTGTTAGTTGCCTTATCAAGCCGTAGTGGCTGATAAGTTGAATCAGAGCTGCGAAATCCTTTAATATTAACAACATTAAAATAACTCATATCTCCTCCTATTAAAAAATCCTCCAATTTGAACCATCAGAATATATGCTCATCGAACAACCAGAAGGTATTATCTGAGACCATTCCCCATTGATAGATTCTGAGCTGTCAATACATTCAACAGATATATCCCCATCAGAAGCATTATCTATTACAAAAGGTCGTCCATCTTCTCCTGATGCGGAAGGGAGAGTCATTATCTTACCAGCTACTGTGCATTTGATAGTATGATCTGATACTTGAATAGTATAATCATCATTCACAACAATTACTGGGGGAACATGCAAATCTGCTCCTGTTAAGTCCTTATGATATATATTAGTCATTTTTACCTCTGTTTATCTAAATCTGATAACCCGTATTCTTGTAATGTCTCCTCCACTAACAACCTCTAATCCACCATACTCCGATATCCCCATATCACTATATGTGCTCATACTTAGAGTAGTAGACAAGAAATTCCAACCACTATTCCCACCACCATCTATTGCATCAATAGCATTGAAAGTTGCACCACCAGATGCTGTGCTATTAGTTATAGTTCCACCAGTAACAGCTAAAGTCCCAGAAGTCTTAGTAATGTCTATGTTAGATATATTCTGATTTGTAAGTGATAATGTTCCCGTTGCAGTTATTGCTTTTCTAGTAGATACGCTCCTCAATGTTACTCTATTAGAAGCATTGCCATTTATATTCCAAGTTTTACCCGTTCCAACCGTAGTTGCAGCATCTATCTCAAAATAATTAGCAGGCGATGCTGTTCCTGTATAGTTTATGTTCCCAGAAGTCCCTCCACCATAATAACCATTAGTCCCACCACCAGTATAATTTATCGTCCCACCAAAAGTTTTATTAGCAAAATGACACCCTGCACCCTGACCTGATAAGTTTATTGTAGCAGTAGTAGAAGATAGTGTAGAAATAGGTAAATTGTTGAAATAACAATCCAACACATAATTAGTAGCTTCTACCGGACTAGTAGAACCAGAGAGATTTATAGTAGACGTTCCTAAAGTAAGAGTCATACTCTTACCTGTAAACTTCCCAAATGCCATTGATCTGCAAGTTATATTATAGTTATTAGTTTTGAAAGTCCCATTGATATGAGTTATATCATTAGTAACGGTCAAATTATCCTGAAGTTCCATCGTAATCAAAGTATTATTTATCAACGGGTTTACTTCAATGCTATTTATCGTCTTCCCCGCAGAAGTTAGTTGACAAGTCCCTGCTGTAAACGATAACCCTTGGACTTGAAGCTCACCAGTCCAAGTTACAGTCATACCAGCTACTAGTTTAAATACCTTTGTAGTGCTTGCTGCTATGGACAATCGTATATAACCAGTGCCAGATAGAGTCCCTGTGTAGTTAGTCATGTTAAAAGAGTTGCATGCTCCGTTAACATTTACGACCAAGTTACCCGAAGAAGAAGTTGCAACAACATCATCCGAGGACGTTGGGACTGCTCCTTCTGCCCAAGTTGAAGTATCTCCCCAATTTCCGCCTGTATTAGATATTGTCCTTGTTGCCATTACTTACCTCTAAGCATCGATATACCCAATTTAATAGCATCTTTTATGTCAGGGAAACCATACAATTGCCCCAAAATAGCTATTTCTGCCCAATGACTTTTCTGTATGTGTTTGATGTTAGATTCAACTTTTGATTTTCTCTTAGTATCACTACTAATTATTACTAGACACTTCTGCAAAAATTCTTCCCATTGTGGTTTGGACATAAACATCTTTAATAAATATATACCCCAACCCTCATGTCCATCATTAGACACAGTTTCAATCACTTCAAACAAATCAGCTTCTTCGCCCCAATGCTCAAGCAAGTATTGCTGGCTCTCTATACAAACTTCTTCTTGTCTCAACTTTTCTATAGTAAGTCTCATCAACCCACCTTTATGGTCTTGAACAACAACACTATATGAGTGATCGAGGTGCAACTATCTACATTAAACATCAAAATATCTCCAGCATTAACTATTTGAGTTGTCCAATCACTAAGATCCGTATCTTCAGCTTTTATCCCAGATGCAGAAATTTCGGGCTCATGACCATTGCAAATACTATCTGAATCAGTTGGAGGAAAGTTTTCGTAAGTATCTTTCCAAACATCTATCTTGATGGCTCCAGATGTGTCTGCTAATAAAGTCCAAGATACAAGTTTACATTTTTCGTAAACTCGCAACCATCCCTTTGTATCTACAGCAATTGCACCACTACTCACTATCTCTATACCAAACTCACTAGTAATAGCAGACCCTATTGAGACAGAGTTAGTGCCATCAGTAAGACTCCCTGCATAAGGTTGAGTGGACTCAACCTTATCAGAATATATCTTCAATGTCTGTTCTGAGGCACTTGAGTCTACTGCAACTACTCGATGAAGAACGCTATGCCCAGGATTATTCATCTTATCCGTAGATTGAGGTAATATAAGAGCCATATTTAATTCCCCTATTATTCTGTTGGTTCAAACGAAGCACTTAAAGATAATACGCCTATATTGGCATTGGTTGTTCCATGATCTTTATCCCCGCAATAAGTATCAAATACACTATGAGCCGAAGTGGGCGGAGTAAAATCATCCGTCCATAATGCTACACCTCTGAAAAATGCAAATTCGTCTATATATCCTTGATACGGCCAAGTATTGTATTGCGAATATCCTATTGTCGCATACCCAGTATAAGCTACAAATGTATAACTACTTTCTTTTGTTCCTTTACAAACTCCGTTGACAAATATTTTGAAGGTATTTTTATGTCTTGTTATAGCTATATGTTGCCAAGTATTAGTCGCTAGCCCTGCCCCTACAGTTGTTAATTCAAACAACCACCAAACCATCAGACTAATTTCACCAGCATTAAGAGTAACCCAAAACCCATGTGTATTATCTGTTGAATGCCCAAATAACATTCCAGAAGCAACAGACTCTGGTCTAATCCACATACTAATCGTAAAATCGTTATTACCTACATCCCAATCTGTGCTTGCAGGCATTCTTATTCCATCATCAGTTCCATCGAGATACAATGAAGCAGTCCCAAATTTCTTCTGTGTTTGAGATAGTTGTGCATCTCCTTCACAAGTTACTGTGCGGTTAAATCCAGAGCTATCTGTTATAGTTGTTGACCCATGATCTCCATCAAAATGTAATAGAGCCAAAGTAGACATTCTAGAAATGTTTGCTACAACTAAAGCTCCACTACTTGCTTGAGAGTAAGTTATAGACGCTATATTCATTGATAGAGATTTGGGCTTATACTGTTCCGAGGCTGTTATAGAATAAGATTCTGCATTTGTATCCCAAGATTGACTAATCATCTCCTCACCAATAACTTGGGTTATTGACGATGAGAAGAGAGCTAAATTTCCTGATGCATTAGCCATAGGAACGTATTGAAGTTTCAAAATACAATCCAAATCTACGCCTTGTCTATACGGAACAGGTATTCTAGCCTGAAAGCTTCCACCACTAAGATACGAAAGGAAGGGAATCAGAACTGCAGAATATCTGTAAGGTTCGACAATCAAGGAAGTAGAAGATGTCTGAGATGTAATATCTATGATTGAATCTTCGATCGAGTAGGCTATATTTAGTTTATCCCCATATTTACTCATGCAGTATATTCACCCTTCCATACATTTCTGTATGTAGCTCCCGGAGATGCTGGATCAATTATAAACCCATCTATTACACTATGAATATTACCCTGACTATCAGGTCTTTCTTTAGCATTAGAGCCAAACATCTCCAAACAGATATGATCTAACAACTGCCCAGAATAATAATCCTTAACTTTACATCTAACAACAACAAATTCTTTGCCTAATGTAAGCCCAGCTTTTTTCATTTCGTCAATGAGAATGTCCACCCTGACTTTGCAATTCCAACTGGGAGGCATAGATTTGCCTTGTTCATACAGTTCTCTTGCTCTATTCTTCCAAAATGAAGCTATAGAATTCTGTTTAAAGAACATAAGTATTCTCCTAATAAATGTCATTTTAAAACCTCATTTTACCCAGTTTAGAGCCTCTATAAATGATTTTTTCTCTTCTACAACGAAAGGGGCTATAAACTTAAAAAACCACGTTAAAACTAATTTATACGCGTATAAAGACGTTTACGCTTTTATCATCAAAACAACAACTTTATTCGTCTTTCTACTAAGGTCAAAAAGACTACCTGATATGTCGGCTATTTCCTCTTTCTTGTTAACCTTCATTGTTGTAGCTATACCCGCAATTTTGGTTACTTCAGGCGATTTGAGAACTATAAGCACAACTTTGTCTGTTGCTTTGCTAATCTGAAATGCCGTATCAGTTACATCTAAGAGTTGTTGAACTGAATCAGCTCTCATAGTAGCAGCAACTTTGCTCTCAAAATCGCCTTCGTTGAAAGACTCTTTTGATTCTACATTGTCAGACGCAAATAAACGAATGTCTCCCTCAAACTCATTTCTTACCATATCCCATCCTCTCCTTTTCTTCTTTCTCCATCGGACTACCTATCCATTGTTTTGATGTTCTATATAATGGTCCAGGATAACACACCCCAGAATCGTCTATCTGTTGACTGAAAATAGAAGTATCGCAAAGGAAAGGATATTTCTTACCATGATATCTTGTCCACCCAGATTTCTTAAAATAACCTCCTTCAATCACTCTTCTGCACCAGTAGAGGTCTGATGTTCCACATTCTTTCCTAAAATCTCCCTTCTCTGGGTCTATCCAACACTTTCTTGGAGTTTCAAATACTCTTCTAACAACCATCTTCCCCATAGTTGTATTTGCAGTATATTCTTCTGACTCATCCCACATAGCTCTTAAAAGACTCATATGAATAAGCAAGCAACCTGTAGGGACTCCATCTACCCATACTTTATCCCCAAACTTCCAATTTTCGAAATAGCCATTTCCTGACCCCCTGTAAATCAATGGCTCTGGATACCTCGATTTGGCGTAGTATAGACCAGAGACGACAGGTATTTTACCCTCCCTCATATAATCGTTGAGCTTTATAAATGTATTGCCAGGAATAAGGACATCGTGCTCTAATAGAAAAAGCCATTCTGCCCCTATGTCTATAGCATGTTTTACACATATGTTTTGAGCATCATCTACACTATAATTTAGTGGGGCAAAATGATCAAAAAACTGAAAAATGTCAGAATTACTCCAATTGCAAGGAATAATCTGACCGAATCTCCCCAACGCCCATTCAATTCTAACATTTCCTATCGTAGGAGTAGCTATACATATTCTCTTCCTAAAATTTCTATCCCCTGAATCACATACTTGAACATCCCTATCAATGAATTTGATCTTATTCATTTTTGTCCTCTCTTTGACATTATGACTTCCATATTCCCCGTAACGAACCAATTATTAGCTTCTATCCTCCAAGGCTTTGGCTCGTAAACTTTGTAGAGAGGGTAATCAGGGTCAAAATAAGTCCAAGTAACTTCATTGCAAATGTTGCAGTGAGTAGGATCTTGTTGAAAACCTCTACTAACGCCATACGGCATAGATATTAGAAGTTGACCATCTGGTTTCATTATTCGCCATAGTTCATTAAACAAGTCTAGCATTAACCAAGGCTTAATATGCTCAATAATATGACTTGCCAATATTTGGATACAACTTCCATCTTTAAGGGGGAAAGGAAACTTCTCTATATCATGAACTATATCCACTGTAGGAAGATTTCTTTTGTCTAACCCAACAAATCCTGGTTGTTTGTTATTCCCACATCCGAGATCAAGCTTTATTCCTTGTTTCTTCTTGATTATTGAATCGAGTTTTTTCTTCATCTTCTCTCCTTTTGTTTTGTTCGGAGTATTCTGTCAAACAACCATCTTGTAGCTCATCATGATAGATATATCTGAGTTCCCTGAATATCCTATGACTCTTCCGTATCCCCCGATAGAAAAAGTCCTCAGCTATTCCCCTATCATTTTCAGCATTACCTGGAATATCAAAAAGTTCCCTAAAATGCCATACCTTTTTTGCTATAAAATAATCTATTTCTTGTCTGTCAGATTCATTCATTTTTGTTCCACATCACATTGGTTACAAGTTGTATAATCTCCTGTGCAAGAGGAATAAACCCCTCCTATCTGATTTGTTATCACCCCCAAAATCCCAAAAACAATAAGCAATATCTTCATATTTGCCCCCCTAAGTTATACAAGTTATTACAGTCATTGCTATAATAATCCCAGTAACATTAGCTATAATATCATTCGTATCAAATTTATTAGAAGGACAAGAATCGTCTATTACCTCCTTTAGAATACCTATCGCCAAAGCAATCATTGAAGATACAAACAAATCAACAGTTATAAAATAAAAGAGCATTGTTAAAAAGAAACTAACAATCGTATGTTTGACTTTATCTACTTGCATATTTAGTATATGGAGGCATTTGTTTTTTGCCTCCATATACCCCCCTTATTGTTTATACTTACGAAAACCTCAATTGATATGTAGCATTGACGTTCTGGTTACTTGCCCACTGACTCGTAGTATATGTTACACCACAAAGAATCGTGCCACCTGAATTAGTATTACAAAGAGCTACATTCTGAATAGTGCAAGTTCCACCCATATCAGATCCTGCAAACTGACAAGTGCATTGTAATGTTTTAGAATCTATACATGAGTTGCTTGTAGTCACCCTCACACCTGTCTCTCCATGAAGAGAAGTAGAGGTAGCATTAGGGGCGGTGCCCGTCCCAATAGCCATATAAGCAACTTGTTTAGACCCTGCTATTGCCCCTATAGAACCACAAACATATTGAGCAAACCCATCGTTTACTACTTGGTTTCTGTGCCAACCACTATCTCCTATAATTCTCCCAGTATCAGCGTCTACTAGTTGAACTCTAGCAAACCCTTTTACATGCATCGTATCTTTCTTACATCTTTTTGCCATTTCTGTTTCCTCCTTATAGATAGTTATTACTTTCTCAGTCTGTAACCTCTAACATAAGCCCCTTGATTTGCTGCCTGTTGTAAAGGTGGATAAATGTTTTGATAAGTTACATACAAAGTCTGACCTCCATTCCAAGGTATTCTCTCTTCAACAGATCCATGAGGCTCGCTCGATGCCCATTCACCACTCCAGTGCATATAAGAACACATACAAGCATATGTTCCATCATATCCAACAGCACAAGCTCCCCCATGACCAGGACCACCATGTTGAACTATATCTATTTCGATACAACCTGACGGAATTGCCGAAGCCATGCTAAAAGACCTCCAAGACCCTGAATCTATAGTAGTGCTTCGGAAAATCTCAACACCATTATTTTGAAATGTTAATGAACTACCTGTTGAGCCAGTATTAGTTATGCCTCCTCCTACGTAGAAATGCCAACCATCAGAATTTACTCTTGTCTTCCTAAGGTGAGTGCTTGAATCTGAATAATAACAAGCAACCCATCTTTTCTTTGTGTATCCAGATGGCATTGTGGGAGAAGTAGAAGAAGTAGAAGCTAATCCTGCAATAGTAGTTCCATTAGAAATTAGATACACATGATACCAAGTGCTCGCAGACATCGAACCCGTATCTAATCCATTAGCTCCTGTAGTCGTAAAATCTACTGATACAGACACGCTAGTCCCTTCCACACCTTCAACATCTACATTGGAAGCTGTAATATCCAACTTAGTATCCGGAGAAACCGTATTGTTTACGACCAACAAGTCCGGAGCTAATATAGCTTTATAATTAGTTGATTTTGAACTAACTATAAAACTACGAACGTCCTTTATGTTAGAAGCAGTTATAGAAGTAGCACCTGCAGATATTGTAACCTCAGCCAGAACGAGCTTACCCCCATAACTCGGAGCAGTAGGAGAAGACGAAGCCGTTCCAGAAGAATCTATCATAACTGTTCCATCAGTATGAACATACACAAGATATACTTTACTGAGAGATCCAGGAGCAGTCATAAGTATAATCTGGTCGTCTATATCATATGTCTGGCTTCCAAAATTACACCAACCACCCTTCACCCTTACATACATAGAAGCCGGACTCGTCGGCTCTACTTTCAAAAATTTAGTCATCGTGAGGGGATTTGTTCTATTGTATATACGATTAGTTTCATCATACCCATAGTCAAATCCTGTTAAAGTAGAACCTGAGTATAAACATTTTCCTACAATCACATCTCCCGCCTCTATGCTACCTAAAGCAACTGCATGAACCGTCATATAATTGGAAGTTGATTCAGCATATTCCCACCTAAGAACTACATAAGGCGTAGAAGACCCTACAGTGACATTAGTAGTCTCCGTAGTCTCAACATGGACTTGATGATACTCGCCACTAACTGTATCACCTATCTCACATTGTAGTGTGCTAAGAGTTACAGTTGCATTGTCAACTTTTGTCAAATAACCACCTTCATAAATACCCACTGGGCGACAACTAATACCTATTCTATTGACAACCTCAGAATCAGCTGGGTCATAGAATTTTACTGCAATTATTTGAGTATCAGACCAACTCATTTTTCCTCCTTATCATCTATTTATTGTTACTCTTACTCGGAAATCTATTCCAACTTCAAGATCAACATTAGGAAAAGTGCATGCAACCCTCATTACTGTCCCTGCTTCGTTAAATAAACCTAATTCAGAAATGTTTTGTATTTCCGTTGCTGAAGTTGCTATAAACTCGAACTCAATCCTATCTCCGTAAATTCTAATATCATCTACTGTTCCAGAAAGAACTACATTCTCTAACTCAAATCCAGAAGTATCAGGCATAACTCCTTTATTCCCAGTCCCCAACTTCCACTTGTTCGTAGACCGAATAAATGCATCTGCTGATTGATCGAAATATGTTCCATCATCAAAATTCCATTCTGATGCTGACCCCTCTACAGCCCCTTGATCAAAATAAGGCTTCGTAATATACCAATCGCCTAAAGTGCAAGTATAGATATCCCCAGGAACCCACATAGCCGTCCCAGACTCATCAGTCTCAGGTTGCATATATATAATGTAATGTGGGACAGTATTAGCAGGTCTTGTTCTTTCCACATAAGTCATCAAATTTCCGAATCCACCAGCTATCCACAAACTCGGATCTCCAGCAGACGTTTCGTATATCACTTTGTTGAGATATACTAACAACCCAAAATGTGGTGACTTGTAATACGAGCTATCAAACCCAGGAGGATTGGTTCCCTCATCTCCAGCATACCAATCTGCTAACTCAAAGTATGTATAGTCATTCGTATACATATCTTTTACTTCAATATCCAACCCCAAAAGATAAGCTATATACACTAGTGAATGATATGTCCCTTTTATCTTATACCAATCAACAGCTTGAAGAACTTGTCGTCTCTTTTCAGCTAAAGTCGTTTCTTCCTCAAGAACCAATGTAAACCCTATCTGCTCTGCTAACCTCATTATATACTCATCACCCACCATATATGGATCAAGCAGATACTGAAGTTCTTCTGTATACCTCAACCAAGCCCCAACAAATTGACCTACACTTGCAATATACTGCTGTAGCAACAGAGAATCGTGAAACTTATCTGGTATCAATGGCATCAAATCAAGAAACTCAGTAAGACTCAACTTACAAGTAAAATCCAGTAAAAAGTTGAAGTCAGCATAAGACAATGCCTCCATCCTAAACTTCTCCGGATAGGGAGTCATTGTAAGTTCTATTTCGTCAACTTTTGCGGCATCTTCATCAAAATGAAGACCATCATTGAAACACCAAGACATCAATCTTGCAGTATCAAATACAGCTTCGCTACCAGGAGCAACCTCTAGCAAAACTGTTAATTCTGAGTCTCCTGTATCCACCATATTATGAACTACGCGGAGTTTCTTGAATACAGTTCCAGTATCTTCATTCCAATCGCTCCAAGTTGTAGTAGCTCCATCTGTTATACCTATCCTTGCTGAATTAGCACTCGCATATACCCTACATTGAGCCGTTAATGTCCTACCAGTGTAATCCATATAAGTGGGGACTGATTGTTTGAGATACCCACCAGTAGTCCCACCATTAACTTTAGCTCCATAAGTGCCTTGAAATTTAATAGTCGGGTCTGCTGAGACAGAAGCATCCAATCCCACAAGTTCCCAATTATCAGGTGGATCAGAAGAAGTAGTCCAATTTTCGAAGTCAAAGTTCTTCGTAATGGACATATTAACATTAGTTCCGAATAATCTATAAGTGCTCATTTCTCTCCTACTTCGCTTTAACCCTCAAATAAGCATACAGAGTATCACCATCAAGAATAGTTCTCTCCACAGGGAGGTTTAAATAAGCAATTAGTAGACCAGTATTATCAGATGATGTAGCCAGAAAACAAGTATTTACTGGCCCTATGTCTCCACCACTTGCAGTCCAAGATATTTCTTTCGATACAACTCTCCAATCCAAAGAATCAACCTCTATAGTTGGCCATCCAGTTGCACTCCTCTCTATAGTGCATGGTGCATACCCATAAGTAGAAGATGGCTCATTAGAAATTGTATTCAGAGTAGACGATTCGATTAGAGAATCTCTGCAAAGTCTTGCATAAAAAGTTGTGGGGGATTCAGTATTTCTGAAATAAGAATTTAATACATTCTTCTCTCCCTCATTAACGAGAGTATTCTGAATGTCTTCTTCCCAAAGAGTTTTCCCATCACTAACATACCTCAAATGCCACATCCCTTCATACCAAGGATGAAAACTCCTATGCTCTTTCATTTGTCCTCCTATATTGTTTTCAGTATACGCTCTAATTCTGAACTTATCTTAAATCTATCTCTATTTATATCAAATGATTGCTCAATAGTCCCTGGAGGTTTATGTCTTTTAGCAGCAGCTTTCCAATCACAAATCATTTCTATCATATCGTATATATTCATACCATCAACACCATTTTTATAGAACTCCGGATGATGGGAATTAACAAGATAATGTTCTTTCACACTATCCTTTATGTCCTCCAACAAAGCTTTATACTCGTCTGACCCGTATTTAACTTTTGCAAGCTTTCGAACAACAACAGAAAACCCTTTGGATTCTTTGTTTCTAAACTTGCTCATATCATGAACTATAGCCCGATAAGTTAATTTCAAACATACCCTTTGCATCTCTACAAATACTAAGAGCTTGTGTTTGATTATCGAAGCTATGTGCACTATATAACCAATCATATCATGTTATATACAACAACTAATTGACTATCACTAAATATACCTACACTTTGGTCATTATCAAAAGTTACAAAGTATTTCATTTTCTTGCCTTGAATTACAGCTTCTGTAATATGCCCAAATTTCAAATACTTAGGAGAATTCCTGTCAATAACCTTAACCTTCATACCTACAATAAGTCTTGACATAACTAACCCTCCAAGCTTGTATCGTAAGATACATCAGTAAAATGGACTTCCTCTAAATTAACAATTTGATGTCTATCAACTATAATGTCACCATCCTCGTCTTGCTCATATACTGCAGAAACTATATCTCCAGAATCTAGATCAGGCGAGAAGTTTATTCTCAATTCACCAGTAGTATAGTCAATTGTTCCATCAACAGAATAAATAGAGGAAGAATCCGTAAATCCACCTGCTCCATCATCAACTGCCGTTAAATCCTCGTTTACGTATATCTGAACAGATTCTTTCTTTATAGGAGTAGCATTAAGAGAAGCCCCATATTCATAAATAGAACTATAGTAAGCATCAAGCTCTTTATAAAGCTTCAAAGTCATATGACAATAGGATACACCTTCTACTTCTTCAATAAGATTGATAATATCCGATTCCCTCTTATCCACACCTAATTTAGCCGTAGTCCCTAACTCAAAATATGTTGCTACAGCTTCTTCTACTGCAGATTCAACCTCGGATAATGTATACCCATTAAGAACTTTTAACTCAACCACTGGATAAGCATATAGAATATCTGCATCCACATACGAATACCTAACTGTCATCATCGAATAATCATAGAGATAATCTGTTATTTCATCCTTAAAATTCTCGTCTGGAAGAGCCCAATTCTGCAAAATTATGACTATCTTCAATTGGTTGAACATATCATAGTTAGGTGGGTCTTCCTCATTCTCCCCCCAAACATTGCAATTAGCAACTCCTGCATAGTTATCAATTAAAGCCATAAAATCTGACCGTGTTACAGCTCTATCTCCCGTAGCAAAAACTCTAGGAGCCTCATTCCTTATTTCTTCTGCGTCTTGGGCATCATCACCCCCTAAAAACAAATGAAGTGCTGATGGATCACTACTTGCATTAGTTACCGAAATGTTCGAAACAACAGCCCCATCGGAATCATATAAAGTAGAGTTCAATGTAGTTACTTTACCCTCTTCATATACATTGCCCTCTAATCCCTCCGTATGGATTACAATAAACTTTATGACATCCCCTGCCGATGGAGCTAATCCAAATACACCATCTCCAAATAAAACAGATACAGTGTCGTCCAACTCATATCTAACCATATAGTGTTTGGACGTATTAACAGAATCAATAAATGAGTCAACTTCCTCCCATAATACTCCATTAACATACACCAATGGATAAGAGTCCTCTATATCAGTATAAGCAATGTTATATACTTGCGATGTTCCACCAGCAGAGGTCTGCTCTATTTCTTCCTTATACCCCTGCATTGCAGTAGCTTCTACAGATGCTGGATAAGTTGAACTGCCTTTTAGCACAACATCACTAGTAACTATAAATTTAACCCCAGTAGTGGATTGACATTCAGTGTATCGAGGTATGTATATGTTCTTAGTATGAACGAAATTTCGTGTAAATGTAAGAGTCCCTGTAGCTCCAACTTTTCGTTTGGGTTGATAATTCAACAGCCTAACTATGTTGATTACAGATGAACGATTAGATGCAGTCCCTATATATGACTCTTCAGCTCGTCTTTCAATATAGTAGAGGACAAGATTGGCTACATAAGCATATAACTCAATCAACATCTGACCAGTCCCAGAACGGTATGTATCTATCCAAGCACTTTGAAGCTTCACTCTATTTATCAACTGAAGCATTAGAGCATCAAAATCATAATCCACATAATTAAGTTCGTTTCCCGCCATATCTAATCCTCCTATGACATCACAACTTGTCTTCGGTATTGAAATGTCTCCGAATATTTCCTTATTCTGAGGGAGAGCACCAATTCAACCTGATTGTTATCCGGAAAAGCAAAAAAGCTAACACTTAATACTTCTACTCTATCGTCCCATCTCTCAACAACTTCTTTTATCGCATTTGCCGTTCTGTTCTGTAATTCTGGAGTTATCGGATCAAATAGAAAACCATGCAAAGGACTTGCAAATTCAGGAAGCATGCATCTTTCACCAAGCTTCGTCCCTAATATGTTATCAACAGAAGAGTAAACAGCATCTATGTTCTTTGATATCTTAATTCTACCCATACTATCTGTCTGTAGAGAATGATGAAGTTCCGACCAAATAGTCGGAGGAGTTGTTTTAGTAGTTGATACGACTATTCCCATATATTTCCCCTTTTATATTCACAATGAGCTCCCTATTAGCTTTACCTCAATTGTGAATTTCAGATTTAGCTTCTTGTTCGTCCCCAGCAACTCTATTGAAAACTGCAAGAGCTGTTTGATCGAATTTTCTCTGATTTTCTGTCCAGTTAGCTTTTTCCATTATATTGTGTGATACACAACCAGACAGAAATAATAGAAACGCTTCCCCCAACAAAATTACTATTACATAAATCTTCATAAGTCTCTTCACGGTCTGAACACCCATTGGCTGCCATCACTTATTATTGCTGCTCCCGCCCATTTGCCTTTCAAGAAAAAGTAAGTATCATCTTGAATATTAGGCGGACAATTGATTATAGTTTTTCCGTTATCTAATCTTTTAAATAGATATATTAGCCCCTGATAATCACTCGCATTGGGACAATTTATAGTCCCAGAACCGCTAAGCATTATCAATCCACCATGTTCGCCAGTTAATGTCCCACTGCTCATAGATTTGACAGTGTGCGAAAATGCCCTATGTATATCTTGTTTGGTAGCTATAGGTTGAGTATATACGTTACCTCCTGGTTGTAGCTCCAAATATGTCCCAGTGGATTGGTATAACCTCCAAAGACTGGTTGAATCGTCAATATAGAGCTGATTTCCAGATTTTGTCTTGAATCCTCGGGTATACGGGTAATCCGTTGTCCTAAAATCAGGAAGTCCGTAAGAGGCAGTAGGAGCTTCTGCAAAGTAAACAGGTTGGTAAATATCCCCCATTTCGAAAAATACAAACACAAATGTGCCAATATCAGGTGGATTGAACGATCCGTAAGATACCCAAGTAGAGGAATCATTAGGGTCAGGCTTATACAATCCAGCCCCAGAAGATAGGGCAAATGCAGGTTTTGCCCAAGGTAGATATTCTTTGTCATCTTCTTCTATGTCGCCAAACATAGGGTAAACTTGAACTTGAACTCTACCATACTTAGAGGGATCGTTGTTATCAACAACTTTGCCTCTGTATATTCCCGAAAATTTTAAGTGTTTCTCTAACAGCTCCATTATAATACCGTTTGCCTTTTCCTTGTAGCAGGGACGAGTGAATTCTTAACTTGAGTGTCTATACCATTCCTCGACAATAGTAATTTTGTGAGGAATGTGTTTCCGATAGAGTGGACTACTTTTTCTACTAACCAATACCCAGAATGTTGATAAGTAAACATTCCACCCACCGTGCTTTGCGGGAAAACTACCATAACAACATCTCCAGGACAAATATTCGGCAGACCTTTAGAATCTATCCACATATATATCAGTTGAGCCAATCGATCAAAATAATTTGCCTTTACCTTACCCTCGAAATCGTTTGTAAACTCATTATTTGTCCCAAGAAATTGAATTGAGTCACTATCCGTTGAATCACTCCCATCTACAAGAAAATAATCTGTTAATGAGTAAAAGTCTTTTATTTCGTAATAATCTGATATCCATTCACTTTCATCATAATCAAAGTAAGAGTATTGTTGTCTTTTTGAGCCAAAAGTTCCTAATGTCTTGTAATTATCGAATATCCTATATTTGAACACCTCGTTATAATCCTGATATGGTTTGTCATTCACAACAAACTTATACCCTATTGGAGAAGCGTATAATGTCTCTAAGCTCTTAAATACGAAAACAGGTTTTCCTCTCTGACATTTGATAAAGGCTCTAAATGCTACTTGATCTTTCAACCCTTTCGCATTATCTTTCAGCCAATTTATCATTTGGGCATTAGTCCAATTAGGCTGTAATATCTTCGTCTTTACAGACAAAGAAGCATCTATTTCATAATTGCTAATCCCAAAATCGTCTTCAACCATTTCTGCGAGGAAGTCCCTTATAGTATCATATCTAGCCCTTGTATAATTAGGGACCAATAACTTGTCTATATCTAATATCCCCTCTATGTCATACGTGGTTACAGTGCTAAATCTGTATATAGGCTTCCTCCTATACACACAAAAATTAAACTCATTTGTATTGGCTTTCTGTGCAAGATCATTTTCGTTATCATAACTAACTTGTATATATACTTTACTCTTTGTTCTATCAGAGGGAAGGATATGAGTAAAAATGCCCATAGCATCCTTCAACCTAATCCTAAAGACAGGTAAAAGTTTGTTCATATCCTGAACTATAGTAAATTCCTCTATAGTAGTGGGGTTTATTGATACGTCGTCATCCCCAAACCGTAATACAACAGAATAATTGCCTATAAGCTTACAACTCATTACCTCATCCTATACTGTTTGTAAAAAGAATATATATCCAACATATTTGGAATAGTTAATAACCTTCCTACTTCTAGTTCGTGAAATGGATCGAATACCCCATTTACTAGCATAATAAGCCAATAATAATTTACCGTTCCGTAGCATTTATACGAAATTAAATCAGGTCTCATCCAATCAACTGCATCAACCCTATAATAACTGACAGGATATTTCATAGTGAACTTCGATAAGTTGTTATACATCATATCAAGTTCTTCTACAGAATCCTTAACAGTTGTGTTAAAAAATAATGTCCTATTGATACCACACCTCCGTATATTATGCTCCAGCTACCCCCACTTGATAAACATTGTCAAGTTGTTCCTTTATCATTATTTCGTATGTCTCAAATATCAAATTTACATCTGCACTTATGGGATACCCCTCAGAAGTATATTTTGTGCTAAAGTCAACATTTACCTCTTTTATAATCACACTATCAAATTTCCACAAAGTGCCAATCTGAATAGTAATCTGATCTCCATATTGTTGAATTTCTGGAAAAGGAGATGGTCCAGGAGGGGCTAATGTCACAAAACTCTCCAAATTGTTTCTGTCTATTAACTGTCCTATAGAAACTCCACCTATCTGAAATGGTATTGGAGTCCTATTAGGTAAAGCAATCTTCTTTAGATTCAGACAAGGGTAAACAACTTCTCTCAATGCATCTCTAACGGCTTCAAACCTAAGAGGTAAAGTTATTTTAATGGGACTTGTCCCCTTCCATATCCTTCTTGATGTAATACTTGTTACTGCAGAAGCAGTTCCTCCTGTTATAACTTGTAACCCTGCATTTATTTGATCGAATCCTGGAATACTCCCAATCAAGGGTTCCCAATCAGAAGTAACATTGAACGATACCTTGTCTTGTAACAATGCAATAATAGCTTGTTGTCCCCTCCTGCCGAGATAAGTGCTATATATCTTTACTTTATATGCTTCTGGAATATCAAAGTTGTCGGAAGTCCACCCACTTCGCCCTCCTGTGCTAAACCCAGGAATTTGTTTGTTCATCATACTTGAAAGAGTATCCTGAACCGCAGAAAACACTACTGTTCCTATTTGAGTCTTCATTCCTGGTGTAGAAGAGGCAACTTGAGTGACAGTTTGAACAACTGTATCCAAAAGTTCATCTTTGGTAACAGTTGACAAATTAGTAGGCAAATAGTTACCTGCACCTTGACTCGACCTTTTTACCATATTTAGATTTACTATATTACCAGAGGGCATTATTCCTCCTCGCAAGATAATCTACCACAAGCATGCTTGTGAATAAGAGGATCTGCTACATCATGCCTATCCCCAATGAAATTAGTCGATGTTTTACCTGATTCTGATAATGTCTTAATTAGATCCCTCATTTCATCTGTAAGCTTCAACAATTCAGGAGATAAAGTATTTTCAGGGACTTGTCTTTGAATTTCTGGGATTGGTTTCTCAATTTCATTTCTGTCTTTCTGTATGAGATTCGCCTGCGATTTAGACATAACAGCTGCTACTGAAGCTTCAGAAGTAGCATGCTGCATATTAGTCAGAACTTCCTCGGAAATAGATTTAGGTTCTTTAGGCTTATTAGAACCATATCTAAGCCAATCAATAACGCCTCTTTGTATTGACCCTGTAGGAGCATAATCATCTAAAGTCCCAAAACCTCTACCTTTGCCAAGATTCTTACCTAAAGTCTCACTAGCTCTTAAACCAAGACCCGTAGTCCAAGATGCTGTAAAATCAGCAGGACCACCTGCTCCTCCCATATTAGGTGTCCACTGAACTCCCATATTCTTTGCAGCAAAAAACGAAAGAATAGCAGCTAAAGAACCAGCTATAGCAGAAAGCAATCCAGTTATAGCAGTTAAACCAGTAGTAAATAAGAGATTATTAGAAAGTTTAGGTTGTTCTTTCCTACCCCGAACTGCATAAAGCATCTCTCTTGTCCAATATGCCTTATCCCACATCTTGTCAAAGAAATACCATATAGGCATCGCTGAGTTCTTAAGATAACCTTCGCCAACTCTTGCTATCTTCTTTGAAGGCATAGCTCCAACATCCGACATCGACAATTCCCATGCCCTTTCTCTTTCATTTCTCGCTATTCGAGCATAGGGTGTCTCTTTTGGGGGTCTTCCCATAGCTCTTGGTTCATACCAAGGATTGTTATAGAGAGGATTAAATGTCAATCTACCCTCAAACTCGTCTTGTGCTAATCCTCCTACCCTCTTGCCAGCTATTAAAGCACCCTTCTTCGCTTTTCTATCTATTCTCCATTGTCGTATCCCCTTGTAGACATCACTAATTGTATGATACCCAAATTTAAGAAATCCTGAATACGGACCAAGAACAGTGTCCATCAAGGAACTTCCAAGTCGTATCATTCCCCCCATTTGTTCTGGGAAATACTCTTTTAAGAACCCTAACTTACTCCTCTTCTTAGTAGGCTCTTCTACACCACTGAGTTGCATATTCTTCTCAAGTATCTTCCCATAAGAGTCAATGTCTTTTATATCCCATTTTGTTCTGTCGTATATGTCTTTTACAGCCTCTTTGAGTTCCTTGTTTCTGCCAGCCTCTTGAGTCAGATATGCAGTCTCATTTACAAGCAACTCTCGATTCTTAACTATCTTCTCATAATCCGAAATGTGGATCTCGCTACTTTTTCTAGACAAGATAGCAGATATCGTCCTAATAGTAGCATTAGCAGTATTTCTTACACCCTTTATTCGAGACATCATCTCATCCGATCCAGCAAATACCTTCGCCAATTCCCCGAAATAAGCAGAATACCTATGTTTGATATTCTCGCTTATCATGCTAAGCATTGCTCGAATCTCACGAGTAATAATTGCGTTACCTTTAGCATCAAATATGCCTTTTACTATATCAAGACCTTCGTCTTTCTTCTCTTTCATCGTTTTTCTCCACGAAGTAATTTACGCCATCTCTCGTTTTCTTGTTTTATTTCTTCATTCATTCTACCCTCAAACCACTCCAATTCCTTGATATCCATATTCTCAATCTCAGTTATTGACATTTTCAGGTAATACATCAGCCGAAATTGTTGTTCCAACACAACTGGCAAGTTCCTGACCATACGGAAGAAGTAGTCTGGGGTGAAAGGGTACGGCAACAATGCCGTTACCTCCGCATGAGCATTTATACTCAGTTAGCATATCCGGGCCATGTTGAAATTTCTCCTGAACAAATCGTATCTTAGCTGTATCTATAGACGGAAGATCATCTATCAATGCCTCTTTCTCTACTATATTCAAATTATCGTCAACTATAGTATGAGCAAACCTATAACTCCACGAATTCTTACCACTCTTCTCGAAATCACTTATGGATATTTCATCTGATACCCTAAAAAGCCTAACATTCAATATCCTCTTATCCGACAACTCTATCGAATACGGTTCTTGAAAATCGTCTGGAAGTTCTACGCTCTCTATCTTAGAAAAATCTACTGTCTGTTGGAATGTCTTCCCACAATGATCGCAGGTTACTTCAATCATATGATCTTTTCCAAAACTATTTACAATCTCCCAAAGGATAATATGCATCCTATCCCCAAGAGTAAGTTTAATAGGATCAATACCTTGAAGAACTCCTTTGAGGACAGTAGTCAATTTTCTTTCAATATTGTCAGAATTTATCTCGGCAATGAGTTTTTCGTCTTTACCTTTGAGAGTTCTTATCTTGATGTCTTCTGGTTTGACATCTTTGTAAAGACGGCATTTGGACGGGAGAGGTAGCGGATAATAGATTTCATTTCCCATAGTAGGGCTCCTTTGTTTTTGTTTGGAGTATTCATAGCTTTTCAATCATATCCACATTTAATACAAATTCTAACTTTACCACTTCTTCAGTAGAGTAAGACAAATTATATGCAGGCATATTCTTCGGGAACAATCCTCGTAACTTATATCGCTCAACTTCTTCCCCTGTTGTGCTATACATAATTATGAATCCCTCTTTGGAATAGTTTGCTTTGGGGAAATATGAGCCTGTTTTCGATACTATCTTCTCTCTCCATTGATAGAAATACTCAGTTACAATATCGGGGTTGGGTTTTAGAAATGTAGCTGTAACTTCTGTTATCTCAAATAACCCAGCATACCCCGCCCTAAATGGACCATACCTAACTACAGATAAATCGTTCATACTGTAGTCACCAAACTTTACTTCTTGACAAAGTTTGCTAACTTCAGTCCCTGGAACTCCACCTAAATCAGGGAGCAGAAACTCCCACATATATGACCGTTGAAATTTCTGCTCCCTAAACTCTCTAGTTACTTGTCCGATAATCATATCGAAACCTATCTCACTTGATTTTTGTGCGTTCAGAAACCAACTTCGAAGTCAAAACTTCTCCTTCACTTGCCTTACTGATAGTCGGTTTTTCTGATGCACTAAGTTTGAACTCCCTAAAAGAAGAGTCCCTAATCTTTGACAACTCCGGAAATTCCTTCTCTAGCCTTTCTATCTCTATATCACAATTCTCCTCGTATTCAGGTTTTCCCAGATATTGAGCTCTCTTCTTTTCGTAAACCCAAGACTTATAGTAATCAAGTGTCTTTTGATCCATTACTGTATCCCAAACAATGCTTTCACAACATTAACAGTCCCATTAGAGAGAGCTGTTCCTACAGTGCCCAAATAGTTTATTATTGCCATAACAGCATTCTGCAACATTTTTCCCCCTTGTTCTAAGTTGTGCTACCTTCAACATCATCATACGCAAAAGTAATCGTATACCTTACAACATCTTCAGCATCATAGCTAAGAGGCACTTCAGCTATGTCCTGAACATAAGCTCCCACAAGCTTTATCTTTCTAGTGTTCTCTCCCTTAGTGGATACTAACTGCAAATATACATCTCTCTTAATAGCATCGTCTCCGAGACTCTTCCCATCATTATCAACTGATGCCATCAACCAAGGTCGAAGAGAGTCAATAGATTTCTCATCTTCTCCTTCCAAGAACACACATTGCCAAGTATGAGACAATGTCCTCTTACCTGGAATAACTACTCCTGCAGTCTGTTTATAGGGTATTGCTATTTGCCCAACAGCCTCTCCTGGTATATTGGTCGAAGTGCAACGAAGCATCAAAGTCTCCGTATCTCCCCCACCGATAGGCTCAGGAATAATTACATCCCATAGGAATGTCCTCTGTGGATTAGTTAAATTGCCTTTTAGTGATGTAACTCCCATCTCTGTCATAAATGCCTCCTATATGTTTTAGAACATTACGCCACGAGCTATCAATTCCTCGAAACTCGCCCCAGATGTAGTAACAACAACCTGAAGCTGAATGAATTCTGCTGCTCTCGACGGCTTAACAAATATATCCACATGTAATTCATTCCTATCAATCACTTCAGGTGTATTATTTGTCGTATCGCACAACACCCTAAATCCCTTATCACCTGCTTCTACTTGAAATGCCCCTCGTGCAGATAAAGTATTAAGATATTGTTCACACATTGCTGTAACTCTAAACCTCGTTATTTCATTATTAGGCTCAAAGACAAAATACCTGAGTTGAGCCGATATAGCTTTTTCAAGGACAATCAGAAGCCTCCGAACATTAACTCTATCAAGAGCAGAAGCTTTCTTCTGTTCTGTCTTCTGACCCCATATTACATGTCCCTCGCCTTTCCAAGTCTGAAGAGGATTTATCTGAGCCGAATACAACGTATCCCTTTCTCCCTCAGTAAATACATTTGTAAGTCCCAGACAATTCAGTTGTCCTCTATTCATACCAGCAGGAGCATACCAAGGGTCAGCAACATAGTCGTTATATGCCATCATTGAACCTACAAATCCAGAAGGCGGTATATCCACAACTAAATCATTAAACGAATCATACCACTGGACCCAAGGCGTATATAGAGCCGTATAACTCGAATCGAAGTTTTGAGTCGAATTCCTAAATGTAACCATCTCACTGACAGAACTTAACGAGGCATAAGGCATATCAAGTATAGCTATACAATCCTTCCTTGATTCTGCAACTGTCTTCATTGCAGATTGGACTGTAGTTCCTGTCTGACCTGCATTTATCAAAATCCTAACATCAACAACATCAGGATTCAAAAATGCCTGCCAACCAGTAACATAAGCAGAATCTGACATGCCACTCCAAGAAGTTCCATCAGCCCCTTCCTCAAAATCAAGTTCAGTTTCCTGTTCTTTTGGAAGTTCAGTATCAGCTTCAGAAGTATTATCGTAAACAACTATATACTTGCTATAACC